CAAGGGAAGAACACACAGGAAGTTTACGTGACCCCCTACCCAATTTCAGGAGGTGAAAGAAATGGCGATTAAAGAAGTTTCAGGAAAAGAAAAACGAATCAGCAAAGAGAAAGACAGACTTACACGAATCTACACAGATATATCGAAAGAAAACAAAGCGATCATCCAGGGCTTGATTAATCGTGCGGCTTTCATGAGAGTGACATTGGAAGATATGGAAGAGGACCTTGATACAAATGGGTTCGTGGAGATGTTTACTCAATCAGAAAAGACTGACCCATATGAAAGAGAAAGACCAGTCGCAAGGTTGTACAACACGATGAACAAAAACTATCAGAGCATCATTAAACAGATGTCAGACTTAATACCGAAAGACCGAGCAGTAGAGAAGGATGATGGATTTGAGAACTTTATCAACTACAGGTAATCCTATCCTTGATTACTGGAATGCGATTGAGAATAAAAAGGTTACTGTCGGAGAGAAGATTAAGTCTGTTTACAAAGAATTAGTTAGATTAATGAATGATGATACCAGCGAATGGGAGTATTCTCACGAGAGAGCTGACCACGCTGTAAAATTTATAGAGGGTTACTGCAAACATAGCAAAGGCGCTATGGGCGGTAAGCCTTTTATTTTGGAGCTATGGCAGAAGGCGATGATCTCTGCACTATTTGGTTTTGTTCATCGGATAGATGGAACGAGGAAATACAGAGAATTCATACTGATTGTTGCAAGAAAGAATGGTAAGAGTGCTCTTGGTTCTGCAATCGCATTATATATGCTTATGGCAGATGGTGAAGCGGGTCCTGAAATAGTGAGTGCCGCCACAAAGAAAGACCAGGCTAAAATAATCTGGTCAGAAGCGAAAAGGATGGTAAAGAAGTCTCCTGTGCTCTCTAAGAGGGCAAGAACACTTGTGGCCGAGATTGCTACAGACTTCAATGATGGGTCATTTAAACCTTTAAGTAGTGACAGTAACACTCTTGATGGTTTAAACGTGCATTGTAGCCTCATAGATGAGCTTCACGCTATTGAAGACAAGAATCTCTACGATGTAATTGTCGATGGTATGAGCGCACGAGAACAGCCGTTAAGCATCATCACAACAACAGCTGGAACAGTCCGAGAAGGAATATTTGATATCAAGTATAACGAGTGTGAGCTCATTATAAATGGATACAGTGACAAATCTTACAATGATGAACGTGTCTTACCGATAATCTATGAACTGGACTCACGCAAAGAGTGGACTGACCCTAAGATGTGGTACAAAGCGAATCCAGGGCTCGGAACGATTAAGAGTTTAGATCAGATGCAGAGCAAGGTTGAGAAAGCAAAGAAGAATCCACTCCTTGTGAAGAATCTTCTCTGTAAAGACTTCAATATACGTGAGACAACAGGTGAATCGTGGTTGACATTTGAGCAGCTTGATAATCCTGAGAAGTTTGACCTTAAGAAGTTGAAGCCTAGATATGGAATCGGTGGCGCTGACTTATCAAGTACCACGGACTTAACATGCGGTACGGTGATATTTAAGGTTCCTGATAATCCGAAGATATATGTTCTTCAAATGTATTGGTTGCCGGAGGATCTCTTAGATAAAAGAGTGCAAGAAGACAAAATACCTTATGACATCTGGCGAGATATGGGATTATTGAGAACTACTCCAGGAAATAAAGTGCATCACAAGTTCGTTACACAATGGTTCCGAGAAGTTCAGGAAGAAATGGACATATACATTCCGTGGGTTGGATATGACTCATGGAGCGCCAACTATTGGGTAGAAGAGATGAAAGAACACTTTGGTGGAGAAGCGATGGAAGCTGTAATTCAGGGTAAGAAAACACTCTCTGGTCCGATGAAGTCGCTTGGTGCAGATATGGAGTCAAATAAAATCGTATATAACAATCATCCGATATTGAAGTGGTGCTTATCAAACACCTCTGTAGATATAGATAAAAACAACAATATTCAGCCATCTAAAGGTAGGAACCAAAGAAAGAGGATAGATGGCACAGCGAGTCTTTTAAATGCCTATGTGGTATTAGAGAGGCATCATGAAAACTACAATAATATGATTTAGGAGGTGAAGGAATGGGATTATTAGACAAGATTTTTCCGAACAATAAAAAACAGACACAGAATCTTATGATGGAATACTTTAAAACGCTAACAGCTTACACACCTAGTTTCACCTCTTATTCTGGCGGTCTTTACGAAATGGATCTCACTAGAGCAGCTATTCACACTTATGCGAAGCACTGTGCTAAATTGAAGCCGGAAATACAAGGTAATGCATACAAGAAACTGGAAAAGACATTGCAGTTTAAACCTAATCCATGGATGGATACATACAAATTCCTGTATCGTGTCGCAACTTCGCTGAAAGTTGACAATACTGCATTTATTATTCCTCTCTACGCAGAGGATGAGGTTACAGTTGTTGGATTATACCCACTGAGACCGCAGAGGGCAGAAGTTTTAGAACATCGTGGTGAACCGTGGCTGAGATACACATTCATGAATGGGCAGAAGGCAGCCATTGAACTAAGCAAAGTAGGAATCATGACGAATCATCACTACACTGATGATATTTTTGGAGAAAGCAATAGTGCGATTGCTCCGACAATGGAACTTCTCAATATTCAAAATCAAGGTATGCAGGAAGCGATAAAACAGTCCGCTGTATTACGATTCATGGCAAAACTTGGGCAGAACCTCAGACCTGAAGACATAGAAAAAGAAAGGTTGCAATTCAGCGAACAAAATCTGTCTTCTGACAACTCGACTGGCGTTATGATGTTTGATGCTAAATATTCAGAAGTGAAACAGATAGATAGTAAGCCATTTGTCATTGATGATAAGCAGTCAGCTCTCATTCAGAGTAATGTTTTCAATTATCTTGGTGTTAATGAAGCGGTCATACAGAACACATACTCAGAGGATGAGTTCAACTCATTCTACGAAGGCGAGATTGAAACATTTGCATTACAGGCGTCTCTTGTAATATCTAATATGCTGTTCACTCAGAAGGAGCTTGCGTTTGGCAATCAGGTTATATTTACAGCGAACAGACTTCAATACGCAAGCAACAGTACGAAGCTGTCTGTATCAACAGAGCTTTATGACAGAGGTCTCATCACTCTCAATCAGGTTATGGACATATGGAATATGGCACATGTTGAAGGTGGAGACAGGAGAAGAATAAGAGGTGAATATGTAGATATTGATGCAGAGGGTAATAAAGTCACAAACGAGAACAATGTCTTACAAGAAGTAGAAGATGAAAGAGGTGAAGAGGATGCCATTTAAACCTAAAGATAGAATGTACAGAAATGTTATTGAACTCACACCGATGGATACCAACGATAAAGAGTATCGTGTTGAGGGTTATGCAACAACGTGGAATCCGTATGTGCTATATGAATCAGACGGTATCCAGGTGTATGAACAGATAGAAAGAAGCGCATTTGATGAGGCTGATATGAGTGACATCATAATGCAATATGACCACGAAGGGAAGGTTTTAGCCAGAACTTCAAACGGATCTCTGAACATCCAGGTGGATGACAGAGGTCTTTTTGTTAGCGCAGATTTAAGCCGCTCAACGGCATCAAGAGAAATGTATGAAGAAATCAAAGCTGGCCTTGTAACTAAAATGTCATGGGCCTTTACAGTTGCTGAGAAAGAGTACAGCAAGGAATCAAGAACACTGAGAATCAAAAAAGTCAAAAAAGTATATGATGTGTCCGCTGTTAGCATTCCTGCTAATGACGGCACTGATATATCCGCTCGTTCCTTCTTTGACGGAGTGATTGAAGAAGAGAAGCAGGAGTTGCTAGAGCGTGAACGACAGCAAAGGGAAGCAGACAGAAAACAATGGATTTTCAACACAGAGAACAAGATTAAATTAGGAGGTATTTTAAATGACAAAAATTGATGAAATTAACAAGAGATTGTTAGAAATTGTAGAAGAAGGAAAAGTTGAAAATGCTGATCTCGATGCGCTTACAGAAGAAAGAGATAGGCTACTTGAAGAACGCAACAATGAAAATGAAAGAATCGAAAAACGCAAAGCACTAATCGAAGAGGTAGTTAATCTACCCGAAGAAAATGTAAGTAGAACTTTTGAAGAGCCAAAGGAGGCTAGAAAAATGGAAAAGACATACGCAATTGACTCAATGGAATATAAATCAGCATGGTTAAACAAGATGAAGGGTGGAGCTGTTTCTGATATCGAAGAAAGAGCCCTTGTTGTTGCTGCCGGAGCAATCCCAACAGAAACCATGAACAAAGTTGTGGAGAAGATGGAACACATTGCTCCAATTCTTGGAAAGATTGACCTTACTACTATTCCAAGCAACATCTCAATCCCTGTGGAAAGCGTTGTAAGCGATGCTGCATGGGTTGCAATGGGCACCGCAGCTACTGACGGAACAAACACACTGACTACTGTTGAACTGGCTGCTTATAAACTGATCAAGACTGTTGAAATTGGTGCAGATGTTTCTGCTATGGCAATTCCTGCATTTGAATCATACCTTGTAAACAGTCTGGCTAAGAAGATGGCTAAGGCACTTGAAAATGCAGTAATCAACGGAACAGGTTCAGCACAGCCTACAGGACTTCTGGCTTCTGGAATCATCACCAACACAGGGGAATTCACAAAGGCAGCTATGACCTATGCTGATATTCTTGCAATCATCGGAGACCTTCCAGATCATGGATACAGAGAAGGGGCATCTTTCGTAATGCCATCCGCACTGTTCTATAGCGATGTACTTCCTGCACTGACCGATAAGGGTTCAGGTCTTGATGTTCAGGCTGTAGAAAAGATGAAGATTCTAAGCTACGATGTCATTCTTTGTGACAGAGTTGCTGCTGATACTATTATTTTCGGTAACCTAAAGAACTACGCAATGAACCTTGCATCTGATGTGAAGGTTGAAAGCGATAAGTCCACAGGATTCAGAAGCGGTTCTACTGTTTACAGAGCTATGGCCCTTGTAGATGGAAAACCAGTAAATGTTGCAGCATTCAACGCATACACAAGAGCTACAGTATAATAACAAGAGCGGGTAACACCGCTCTTTCTTTTTAAAAGAAAGGTGGTGAAGTTATGGAAGTTAAAATCTTGGAGAATTTTTACTTCATGGGGAAGCTATACAAGATGAATACTACCGTAAAGATAGAAGCAGAATATCACCAACTTCTTAGTGGCAAGATAATGCCGATTAAACAGGAGGTGGTGAGCGATGCTACTAGAAAACGTAAAACGAGAGCTAAGAGTAAGTAACGCAGTATTCGATACTGAAGTGCAGGACTTGATTGATGCAGCGCTTTTAGACTTAAGGATACCTCAGATTGACCCTGATAAAATCGTAGAGAGCGATCCACTAATTAAAAGGGCGGTCATCCTGTACTGTAAAGCGAACTTTGGACTTGATAATCCTGATTCAGAGAAATATCAGAAGTCATACGACAACTTAGCACAGAAACTATCACTCAGCTTATCCTACAAGGATGTTGCAGAGGATGTGATTTAATAATGCTGTGGAAGGATGTAATTGAATTAGGGCAACAGGTTGAAACCATAGTGAACTTTGAGGTTATAAAATCCTGGATTTATAAACAGGTATTTGTAAATAAGAAATCAGTCAGACAATCAGAGGTGTATCAGGCAGCTACTGCAGGACTCAAACCGGAGCTAATGTTTGAAGTGAGATCACTCGATTATGAATCAGAGGAACGGTTGAAATACAACAATAAGGTTTATGAAATCATCAGAGTGTATGACAGAGGCGAAGTGACAGAACTTATATGTACTACCCACACAGGAAGTGAAGTGTAATGGCCAGAAAAAGAACACCATTCACGTTTGAAAGTAATCTGGACAAAGTAATCGAGAAAGTGCACGAGAAGCCTTTAAAAGTAATGAACATTATCGGGCAGAATCTTGTGAGAGAAATAAGATCAACCACACTGAAATCGAACTTTGACCAGAGAACAAAGATACTATCTAAGACAATCGGATATTGGGCGAGGAAACAAGAAAAGGATTTACAGATAGGTTTCAAAATGTCTATCACCGCCAATAAATCTGGAGCAGGCCCTGGTATAGTCGGTGGAATTATGACCGGAAGAGACGAAGATCCAATCAAGTCTGTAGTGGTCAAGAATGCTGAAGTGATTAAAAAGACTATCGGTGAAGCTTTGGATGAGATAAGAAAGGAGTGAGCCTATGAATAGCAACGGCGTTGCAGATATTGTAGGGACATATTTGACAACAAAACACAACAGAATTTATAGAGCTAAGGCTCCCAAAGAAAGAACATATCCTTATGTTGTTTATCGCATAGAGAGCGTAATGGATACTTATCCCTCTGAAGACCTTTATCTCAATGTAGACATATATGAGGACCCGATGAAGTCGGTCAGAACCGTGGAAACATTAGCCGATGATATCGTAAAGGGCTTAAATCACAGTGTAATCATACAGAATGGGATGAACTTACAATTTGAAATGGAACAGAGACAGAGCATAGATGCTCAAGACCTTGTAGAAGCTTACTTGATTAACATCAGGTTTGTGATACGAGGCTATTTTAATTAGAACGGAGGTAAGTTAAATGGCAGCAGAAAAAATACTGTTAGGATATGGTACTTTTTCAGTAGGCGGAACACCAATCGGGTTAACTCGTGGCGGTGGATCTCTTACAATCGAAAGAGAGTTTAGAGAGATTGAAGCTGATGGAGACAGAGGGCCAGTTAAAGGCAGAGTAGTTATCGACAGAGAAGTCGCTAAGCTCACTGTGAATGCTCTTGATATGTTCACCAGTGCTGAGATGGTAAAGTATTATCCAGCGCTAACAGACACAACAGGGACACTCGCAAGCACACTGAAAATCGTTGCAGGCGATCACAATGATGTTGTGTGGGCTGGAAAAACAAAAGACGGTAAGACAGTAACAATCACAATCAATGATGCAATCAATATGGGTAACATTGAGTGGACACTGGAAGATAAGAATGAAGTTGTTCCGAGCTTAGAGTTCACAGCAACTTATGATGAAGCTACAAGAGATACCCCACCATGGAATATTGTATTTGAAGCATAGGGAGATTAATTTCTCCCTTTCTTTTTTTAAAATGAAGGAGGACTGAAACTTGAAAATAGAACGTAGTTTTGACTTAGATTGTGTATTTCTGATGAGTGAGATTTTGGACAAGATGGAACTCAATGTAGATGCAGACGATATTATAAAAAAGACCCAGGTGAGTAAGCTTGAGAGCAAAGATGATGCTCAGAAGTTGGGTAAAGAGGTCCTTATGGGAATAGGGATGGACCTGACAGTAAAAATTGTAAAGAACCTGTATAAAGCTAAGAAGCAGGTTAAAGAACTAATCAGACTACTCACAGGAATGACAGAAGAAGAAGTCAGTAAGATGAATATTAAGCAGATAAAAGAATTTTTCAACGAATTGTCGGAGCATGAAGGCTTCTCGGATTTTTTAGAGCAAGCAGGGGAATTGACAGAGTAGAAACGGAAGATCTCCTGCTTACACGGTACAGCAATATAGATTATGTAATGAAACTACCTCTCAGCCATGCGATTAAACTACTTGAGACAGCCAGAGAACAAGAAATGAAAGAAAAACTTTATAGGTTGTGGCTTGCAAGATATCCGATGTACACAAAGGATAATTACGAGACATTCGACGACTTTTACGAGAAAGCGAATCCGGCAAAGGTTGTTATCGATACAAGGAGTAAAGATGAGATCATGGCTGAAATTTTAGGCTTAGAAAAAGAATGTATCAAGCGGTCAAAGGAAACGTAAAATCTGCAAGAACTCAAGAATTAATAGGCTGTACTGTTAAAGAATTACAAGAACACTTGGAAAAACAATTCACAAATGGCATGACTTGGGAAAATTACGGAGAATGGCATGTAGATCACATAATCCCATGTTCAAGTTTCGATTTTACAAAAGAGGAAGAACAAAGAACATGTTTTAATTACAAGAACTTACAGCCTTTATGGGCAGAAGACAACTATAAAAAGAAAAAGAAAATGAACATCCAGTAAATGGGTGTTTTCTTTTTAAATTCATTGAGGAGGTGAAGACATATCGAACTTTTTAAACTTTTTGGATCCATACTTATTGAGGATCAAGAAGCAATTGATTCTCTAAAAAAAGCAGACAAGAAGGCAAGGGAATCAGCTAAGGCATTAGATAATGTAAAAGACACCGCAAAGAAAATGGGCAAAGCTGCAGTGCTAGGAGCTGGAGCGGCCGCAGGTGCACTTGTGGGGATGGCTTTTAAAAGTGCTGAAGCGACAGATAGAGTTGATAAGCTATCACAGAAAATAGGTATGTCAAGAGAAGGTTTTCAGGAATGGGAGTATGTACTCTCTCAAAATGGTATGGAAATCGATACGTTACAGACAGGTATGAAAACGCTTGTCACAAGTATGGATCAAGCTATCGAAGGTACAGGTGCAGGTGCTGAGTCTTTTGAAAAATTAGGAATCAGCGTACTAGATGCATCAGGCAATGTCAAGAGTCAGGAAACTGTGTTTAACGAAGCAGTCACAGCATTACAAGGAATGGAAGACGGAGCGGAAAAAGCAAAGATAGCCAATGATCTATTCGGTAGGTCGGGGTCAGAGATGGCGCCTTTGATAAATGGCGCATCGGAAAGCGTAGATGCATTAAAGCAGAAAGCACATGACCTTGGCATTGTGATGAGTGATGAAGCCATTGATTCCGGAGTACAGTTTACGGACACGATAGACAGCTTAAAGAGATCATTCGGTGCTGTAGCTACCGAGGTTGGTGTCGCTGTCATGCCTGCAATCGAAAATCTTGCGAATTGGGCTATTGAAAATATGCCTGCAATTAAAGAGACTGCAGAGACGGCATTCAATAAAATCGGAGATGCTATTCAGTGGGTCAAAGATAATTCGGACTGGTTAATACCAGTTCTCGCAACAATGCTCGGCGGATTCGTAGCATTTAAAATTATCAAAACAATCAACACGTTATTCCTTGCATTTAAAGCGGTGCAGATGGCTGTAGCTGCTGCAGGTGGAATCATGAATGCTGTAATGGCTGCTAATCCATTTATCCTTGTAGCTGCTGCGATAGGTGTTGTTATTGGTGTAGGAGTCCTACTCTATAAAAACTGGGATACAATCAGTGCAAAAGCAAAGGATTTATGGGCAAGCATTAATGAAACGTTCGATAAGATAAAAACCACAATTACAGAAAAAATCGAAGGTGCCAAAGAAGCTGTTAAATCAGCCATCGACAAGATTAAAGGATTCTTTAACTTTGAATTTAAGTGGCCAAAGCTAAAAATGCCGAAGTTTAGCATTAAGGGATCCATGAATCCGATTAAGTGGCTGACAGATGGAGTGCCTAAACTAAGCGTAAACTGGAATGCTGCAGGTGCAATCTTTGATAAACCTACAATATTCAGCACTCCATACGGTTACCAGGGAGTAGGAGAAGCAGGACCTGAAGCGGTCGCACCAGTAAGCAAACTACAGGAATACATCAAAGATGCCGTAGGTAATACAGGCAATACAGATGCACTCTTGATAGACATACTTAAAGCATTGAGAAACATGCAGATTGTACTTGATACAGGTGTCATTGCCGGAGCGGTACAGGAAGAGAACAATTTTAGAACTCAACAGTATCTAGGAGGTGTGGGAGTTGTATAGAGTAGACTTTAAGACAGGAAACAATATAGATCTAGGACTCACCACCCTCTCTGTGGGCAGGCGACAGAGAGCACAGGAACAACTTATAGTCAATCCGATACCATACAGCGATACGGAAGCAATCGAGCATACAGGGAAATATCTTCCTTATGAGCGGTCTATGGAGTTTTTTGTGCAAGATGATGAACAGATTACCTTGATTAATAACTGGCTGTACGGATACGGAAGGTTGAGAACGGATAAAGACCCAGGCGGATATTTCAAAGCTCATGTTACGAGTGGCTTAGGTTATGAAAAATATCTGCAGGTTAAAGATAAAATGACAGTAACTTTTAAAATCAATCCTCCATTCTTTTATCTGGACTCAGGGGATACACCTTTAGTTTTAACAACACCTGGAAGCATAACAAATCCAGGAACGCACGATGCAGAGCCACTGATTAAAATCACAGGTTCCGGAATAGTACAGTTAGACATAAACGGAGAAGTTTATCAGGTGACAATCTTAGACGGATACATCATGATTGATTGCGAATCTCAGTATGTCTATAAAGACACTGATAATCTAGGTGATAACTTTATAAGCGATGAATTTCCAGTGCTGACTCCAGGAGTGAATAACATCTCATGGACCGGAACAGTGACAGAGATCGATATCATACCACGGTGGAGGGAGAAGTAATGATTAAGCGATATTTATCAACAGAAATAGCATTAAATCATAACAAGTATGTCCTCCATCCCATGAAAGCTGTGGTTACTGAAGAAGCCAACGGAATGTTTGAGCTTGAAATCGAACTACCTAAAGGCACTCTAATAAACAAAATGGATATCATCACAGCCCCAACGCCTAGAGGAGTACAACCTTTTAGGGTGTATCGAATTACAAAAACACTGCAAGGCATTAAAGCTTATGCCAGACATATCTTTTATGACCTGGCTAACGCTTTTTTAATTGATACAAGGCCAACGAACGCCAATGTAAACAGCGCACTGCAGAGTATCTTTACTGAAATAGGATGGTCAGGGTGGTCTTATTTAAGCGACATCACAGAACAGAAGACAGCCTATTACATCCGCAAAAATCCCGTAGAAGCGATTATAGGCGCAGAGAACAGCATACTGAATGTATGGGGAGGAAACCTTGTCAGAGACAATAAGGAAGTCAGAATCTATGCAGACGGCCTTGATAGAGGATATGAGATAAGACTAGGCAAAAACCTTATCGGGATAGAAGATGATAGTGACGATAGTAATGTTGTGACAAGGCTTTACCCGACTTATGAGAAAGACCAGGTGATTTACGGAATCCCTGAACAGTATGTGGACAGTCCTTTAATCGGTAATTATCCCACTCCAATCACAAAGGAAATCAGGGTAGCGCTCACAGATGACCAGAAGGGCTACACAGACGAACAGATCTATCAGGTGTTAAGAGACTACTGTAATAATCTATACACTGTAGATAACGTAGATAAGCCTGTAGTCAACTACAAGGTGGACTTTGTGGAACTGAGCAAGATAGCAAGGCTGGAACAGGAAGTAAGCTATAACTACGCAGGGCTTGAGCAACTTACATATGAAACAATAGAGACTCTCACTTATGACCAGTTAGAGAGCGTGACTACAGTTCAGCAGTTTATTGACCTGTTAGAGCAGATAGACCTGTACGATAAAGTTAAAATCAGAGTCAAGGAACTAGACATAGACCTGCAGGCACGAGTGATTAAGTATCAGTACGATGCACTTGCGGAGAGATACATTAAAATCGAGCTGGGCGGATTTAAGAACTCTAACCAATATCAGATAAACAATATCGTCCAGCAGATGAAGAATGACCGTGAAAAAGCATCCACAGAGTACAGAGAGCTGTATGACCTTGCAATCAATCAGGTGACAGGCAACAAAGGCGGATATCAGATAACACGGCTTAACGCTAATAATGAGCCATATGAGACATTGTGGATGGATACTCCGGACATAGAGACCGCAGTAAATGTGCTCAGGATTAATCAGAGCGGTATTGCAGGAAGCGCCAATGGGTTTAACGGTCCGTACAACGTGGCCATCACCACAGATGGTTGGGTGGTTGCTGAGAGGATATTGGCGAATCAGCTAAGTGCAATCAGTGCGAATCTAGGCGAAGTCACTACAGGCGTACTGAGAAGCACAGACAACACATTAAGGATTGACTTAGGGAATAAGACATTTAGCATAGGGTCCGGAACTGACAGCGTACATACAGATTTGCAATACAACGGTTTACAAGTAAAAGATGGTGACGATCTGATTGCATCTTTTGGTGAGTCAGGGGCGGTAATACCGAATATTGCATCTAATGTACTTAACACGATTTATAGGACAGGAACATACTCAATTGGGAATGGCATGA